CCGCCGCCGGCTGTAGGTCGCTCGCGGATCATGTGGATTTAGGAGGCGCCGGTGACACCTGCTGCGATTGAGCTCGCCGATAACATCTCGCGCAGCCAAGCGGCGGCGCTAATGTTGGCGATCCTCGCGATCGTCTCGTTGCTTGGCGCGGTCGGCATCCTGTTCACGCGGCTGACCAAGCGTTCCGAGGCATTCGAGGCGCTGCACGCGCAGACGCGCGATCGCGATGCGCTGCTGCTGCGCGAGGTGCTGACCGCGTTCAACGCCAACACCGTGGCGCTCCAGGATGTGCGCCGCTCGAACGATGCGATGGCCGAGGCAGTGCGGGACTTGAAGGGCGCGATTGAGCGGGATCGAAGACCATAATGTGGCTGAGCGGGTTTATAAAGTAATCTCGGTTAATTGACTGACCCTAGTATCATATGATAAGATAGCAATGAAACAAGGAGATGGGTCGCGATGAAAAAGTACCCTTGTCCTCCGGGGTTTAAGAAGTATGATAGAACTAATCAACCTTCGAATCGAACGATAACAGTTAAACCACATACAAGATCTGTTCCAAAGCCTATGAAATGCGGCGGTAAGATTACCAAGAAATGAAGGAATTTAGTATATTGCTGGATCAGGCATACCGACGAGCCGGTATTCCAACTCCATATATAAATGGGGAACAAATTGACGCTGCCTTAATAATTGCAAATCAAATCTACGCAGATTGGGTATCTAGGGGTCTTCTTCTTTGGCAAATTAAGACGGAAGAAATACCCTGTGTCAGCGGTCAGTCGGATTATGAATTAAATTCATCCTCAGTTGAAGTTTTAAATGTTCAGCGGAGGGATGCCAATGGATACGAAATCCCTATGACAGCACTAAACAGGGATCAATACGTTAATCTTCCAAATAAATTATTCCCGGGTGGACCTCTTCAATATTGGCAGCGATTTTCTCACGATAAGATTGAGTTAATCTTGTGGCCTGTTCCAGACTCCAACGAATTTACCATGGTCGTGTGGACTAAGAAGTACATTAATTCGGTTACCACGGTTTCGGACATCACCGATATTCCACCTAAATGGGAATCGGCTATGGTTACGGATTTAGCATATCGGCTTATGCTGGAGTTGCCCTCCGACCAAATTAATAAGGATAGATTTCAATTATTAAAGATGGAGTCGGAGGCTGAGTTTGTAAAGGCATTAAACACGGAATCGGACGGTACTGTTATTAATCTCTTACCCAATATTTCGCCTTATACTAGGTAACTTATGCCTCAATATCTGATTCCAAAAAAGGGCGCGCCCACATTTGGTATAGGAATATGCGATCGATGCAATACCAAGCATTTCTTACCAGATATGAAGTCAGACCCAAATATTCCAGGAATTAGGGTGTGTGAATTATGCGTGGATTTGAAGGACCCGTGGACTTACGCTGCATTACCAAACGAAAATATAACACTTGAGTACCCGAGGCCAGATATAGCATTAAGAATTCCAGATGAACCAGAATTTGAACTCTGGCTTTGGGGCGATGGTGAAGAAATACTCTGGGGTGACGGCGAACCCATGGCATTTTGAGAAGGCCAATGAATTACGACGAATTGGTTAACAATATTAAGACATACGCGGAGAGGGGGACCCTGGCCTCTGATTTGAAATTTATTAGCATGATCCCGACCATGATCCTATCGGCGGAGGATAGGATAGCTACCGATCTCATGGTTGACCGTCAAAAAAAGGTAGTCACTAGAACCATCAATCAAGGCGAACAGATCATCGCCAAGCCGGTCGATTGGCTTGGTAACGACTCATTCCTATTGAACACGGGGAGCGCTACCATTAGATTGAGCCCGCGCACCCCCGAGTATATTCGAATCTATGTCGGGCCAAGCAGTACGGGTCAACCCAGATTCTACGGCAACCACGATGCAACTCATTGGATTGTCGGCCCCATACCTGATCAGGAATACGACGCGATCATCAGCTACCAAGCTAAGCCCATCGGACTAAGCCCGACTAATTCTAATACTTGGATTTCACTACACGCGCCGAATCTTCTTCTTAAGGCGTGTTTAAAGGAGGCTGCCCTGTTCTTAAAAAATTGGGAAGACGCGGCCGTATTTGATAAGGAATACATGAGTATAGTTCCAACCGTAATTCAGCGCGACGGACTGACTCAGATCGACGCCACAACAAGGACGCCCAAGAAATGAGTTATCAGGATTTTATTACTCAGGTCGGTGTCGGAGCGGCGTCGCGGCGACTGATTAAGGTTGAATTAGATGGTATATATGATTTACAATGGCCTGCCGCCAGCATTCAAGAGATGGGTCTTCTTCCGGACTTCTTTATTATCGAGGGTGGCAGCAGTGGAAGCATCCGCCTTCCCGACGGCCGGTCGGGCTCGGCGGGGTCCTCGTGTGTGTTCATTAATCGATCCGATGCCGACGTCCCGATCTTAAATAGCGCGAATCAAGAAATAAGGGTGTTACTACCCGGCGTCATCGTATCGGCAATTCTTGAAGATACCGTGTCTAACTTGTGGTCATTCTTTGAAGTGGGTGAAGCCCCTTCCCAAGCGACCGCCAATGACTTAATTGGCCCTGGCATGGGCGCGTCTAATGCAAAGCTGTTCCCCTCCATCCTGACATACGACTTTAATGTCGATCAAGCCATGGACGTGAACCGGCGGGCTCAATTATACAATTGGACCGGCGGGGGCGGCGTACTTAGTCTACCTGATGCTACCACTTGGCCCGGCGGATATTACGCTTACATCCGAAATAAAGGAACCTCTACGCTGGCCATACGGCCGGATGGCGTCAATTTAAATGGCTCATCTTCCGACTACACGTTGAGCGTGGGGGAGTCGGTGGTAGTTACTTTTGATGGTACCGAGTGGAAGACATTCCTTGACAATATCGCGCCTCCATTAGTGTTTAATGCTGGCTCGGTGTCCTTGCCCGCGTCTGGTACCAAGGTATTAACACCATTCGAGAAGTCGTTTGAAATACAAACATTTACCGGGGCGTTAACCAATTCAGTCACGGTAGAGTATGGCAATTCAGTAGGCGTATGGTTTGTGCGGGATGGGACGACGGGCGGCAAGCTGATTACAATGAAGGCCAGCACTGCCGATGCGGGGGTCACTCCTGGATCTGGCTTTACTGCCGTCATCATCAACGATGGAAATGCCGTCACTTATGCATCACCTTCGGCTGGCACCGTCACCAGCGTCGGTACAAGTCCTCGGTTGACGGGCGGCCCCATCACATCATCCGGAACCATTGACTTGGCGACTACGGGGGTCTCAGCCGGATCTTATGGCGGAGGCATCACGACGTTTCCTGGATTTACCGTCGATGCGTACGGGCGACTGACAGCCGCAACTACCGCGGATCTAAGAGCTTCTAACGCGGAAGCCTTAGCCGGAACCAATAATACCAAGATCATGACGCCGCTGAGGACGGCTGAACGAAGTGTGGCTAAGGCGGGCGATGACATGACCGGCCAATTGCGCGGCTTAGCGAATGCGAGCGCAAGTGAGCCGAGCTTTTCCTTTACGGGTGACTCCAATACCGGCATCCGGCGTCCGGCCGACAATGAGGTTGCGATTGTTGCCGGTGGGGCGGATCGCTTTACAGTCAGTACGTCAACGTTGACGGCTGGACGGTCACTCACGATGAGTGGGTACAAAATCACCGATCTGGCCAACGGCACGTTAACCAACGATGCAATCAACCTAAGTCAACTTAACGCTGCCGTCGCAGCAATCACCGGTCGGTTAGCGGCGGTACGCGTCTTTAAGACGTCACAGACGTATACGACGCCATCTAGCGTGACCGCGATATGGGTGCGGCTGCGCGGCGGCGGGGGAGCGGGCGGCAACGGCGGTTCCGGCACCGGCGGTGGTAGCGGCGGCGAAGGAGAAAACTGATGCCTGTATCAATCATCTATACTGCGCGTGGACTTGATGGCCGTTCTGCAAATGGCACAACCGGTGGGCGCGGTGGCGGCGAGGGTGGTGGCCGGTCGGGTTCACCAAACGGGCAAACCAATACCGGTGGTGGGGGACGCGGCGCTGATGGTCCCGGCATCGGTGGTGGTGGCGGCAGCGCCGGAAGCATCACCGAGGCATGGATCACTGGCTCCGATGTGCCGCATGGAGGCGTAACGATCACCATCGGCGCTGGCGGCGCATCCGCTGGCGCAAATGGTGGCGCAACGTCGCTTGGCTCGCTTGTTTCGGCAGGCGGCGGAACCGGTGGTAGCAACGGCGGCGATGGCACAGCCGTTAATAATCGCGGCAATGGCGGCAGCGGCTACGTCGAGATCTGGGAGTTCATCATATGAGATGGGCCGTCATCAACCAGGGTCAGGTAATCAATGTAATAGAGGCCGATGCGCCGATCGCCGGGCTGACGATGGTGCCGACCGACGCGGCGGACATTGGCTGGTCGTATGACGGTAGCGCATTCACTCCGCCGCCCCCGCCGCCGCCTCCGCCGCCGCCTGAACGATGGCCGTTGCTCAAGTCAACACTAATCAACCGCTTGACCGACGAAGAGCTTGCCGCGCTGGACGCGCTGCTTACGACATTACCATTGCGGCAGCGGGAGCTATGGCATGCCATCAGGTGGTTCTGGTCGGACGATCCGCGCATCATCTCGGCCACACAGGCACTTGGATGGTCAACTACGCGCGTGGCTGAATTACTTGCATTTGACGACGATCCGGAGCTAGCGCTCATCGTCCGCCTGTGATGAAAGGCGCGCCCGACACACAAGTCGGTCAATAATTGTTCATTTAAAGGCGACTCGGAGAACCGCCTAATGAATACCAAACCCATCCCGATCCAAAGCCAGCCCGGATTTGATAGAGACTCAACTCGACTTGAGAACACTAGATATGCCGATGGACAATGGTGTCGATTTTACCAGGGTCGCCCCAAGAAGATCAACGGGTATCGTGCATTGATTAACGAGGTACCCGGTGTTGCCAGGACGGTTCATGTGGATCCCAGAAACGGAACAACAACTGCTTTGCTTGGTAGCACCGCTGGCGTGTATCAATTTGGATTTAACGCTTCATTCGCGGTAAATACTATCATAGATCGGTCCCCCGCCGGTATGACTAATGAGCCGAACCGGCTATGGCAGATTGATCAAATGTTTGACGCCGCCGGGTCTAATTCGTTATACATCGGCCATCCAAATTTGAATTTAACTAACATCGACAGCACCAATAATTATACCATATACTATGGGTCTAATGCAAACGACAGCGCTTTTGCGGCGCTAAACCCGGCTGATGGGCCGTCAGCCGTATGCGGAGGGATATGCGTCATTCATCCATACTTATTTGTATATTGCAGCAGTGGCTTCGTGACGTGGAGCGGCCCCAACACGCCTTTTACCTTTACAATAAGCTCAGGCGGTGGCGGGATGGCCGGTGCCCGCATCGCATCCACCAAGATCATCAAGGGTATGCCCTTTCGCAGCGGCCAAGGACCCGCCGGAGTATTCTGGGGGCTCAATAGCGTCATACGCGCCCAATGGGTGGGTGGCGCGGCCGTGTGGAATTTTAATACCGTGTCGAATCACACGTCAGTGATGTCAACTGCCGGGATCGTTGAATACGACGGGATCATCGTATGGCCTGGGATTGATAAATTCTACATGTATAATGGCACGGTCCAGGAATTGCCTAACGAATTTAATAGCAATTGGTTTTTCTCCAACATCAACATGAGTCGGCGTCAGACCGTATTTGGGTTTAGCGTACCCCGGTGGGGAGAAACTTGGTGGTGTTTTCCCTTTGGAAAGTCGCAAGAACCTAATAAAGCAATCATATACAACCATAAATATAAGATATGGTATGATACTGATTTACCAAGAGGATTTAGGTACGGCGCGGTCAATTCTAAAATTATAAATACTCCGTTAATGACTTCGGCAGATTACACCGACAATAGCAAGACGACCGTATGGGCACACGAAATAGGACTCAATGAGCAGCATTTTAATCAAACATTGTCTATTCGGTCATTCTTTGAAACCGGTGAATTTAATATACAGGAGGCCGGAGAAGACCGCAACATGCGCGTAGACTGGATTGATTTAGATTTCCATCAAAGTAACAGCATGTCGGTTCAATTAATTGGACGTGTGGCGTCCCGAGATGCCGATGTGTATCAAGACCCGATCCTATTCGGCCCAAATGACCCAAGCGTTGAGTTTAAGCAAGAATTAAAGCATGCTCGTGTTCGATTTGAATCCAACACCTTAGACGGGGATTATCATATGGGCAAGCCATTGATATACATTGGTCCGGGATCGCGTAGGAGAAATGCATAATGTTTTGGCCCGACCGAAAGAACCTGCCATGGGATGAATTTATTAATCAATTTAATATAGAAAATCCGGACCTTAATTACAGCGCGGTGTACAACGAAGATGACTGGATTCTGTGGGCTTGGAATTTAATGGGAGAGAGTCCCGATCTTAGTTTAACTGACCCTACCGTATACAACGATTGGAGATCGTGGGTAGATTCTAATTGCGACTAATATAGCGTCCGTCCGCGACATGTGATATAATAGGTCACCATGAACATTAAATCCATGGCTAATAAAGTACGCAAGCGTGGTCGCCGGGGCGACACCGTGCTAGCGCATATCAATCCGAAGGAAGCCAAGCTGTTAAAACGGTTAGGCGGGGCCGGAACAATTAATCCTGACACTGGCGCACTTGAGTTCTACGACGCCAGTATGGGGGAAGAAGGGGCGGGGTCTTCTAGTAATCTTGGCGGAGGCATTGGCGTCGGTAATGATGGACTCGGTATGGCGGATGCGGCTATCGCAGCGGGGTATGGCCCTGAAAGTTTAGGGTGGGGCTCACCGGTTGGCCCGGGAATTCAAGAGGGTGGCGGCCTATTTGATAACCTAGGGTCACGACTATCAAGCCCGGCTGGACTAGGAGTTTTGGGTAGTACTGCTTCCAATATCTTAGGAGTTGGGCCGGCGGTTGGTGGGTTCCTGGGGAATATGTTGGCGGCCGCAATTAATCCTGATCAATCGGCCCGGGCCGGTATGGGGGCCATGGCTGCATTAAGTGGGCCAACGGCTTTAGGATTCGGTCTAAACGCGATGGCTCAGGCGTTGGGTGCAAAGCCAGACCCCGAAGGTCGGGCTGCAGCGCTAAGTGGAACGCCAGATCAAAACGTCGGGTTAAACGACAACACATGGCAAGATACATGGCAAGATACTCCGACTCCATCGGCATCCGGTATGGAGGTTAATCGATTAACCACTCCAGATTGGGCTTTAAGGGAGTTGTATGGCAACATGAGGTTTAAGAAGGGCGGATTTATTAATAAACTAGCCAGAGCCGGCAGAAACGGTGACAATCGCCTGATGCACGTGTCGAGTAATGAACTTCGAGATTTAAATCGCTTGACCCCCGGTGGACTAACAATAAACCCTAGGACCGGTCTGCCCGAAGCATTCAAACTTAAAGACTTTCTTAAGTACGCAGCCCCAATAGCTGCATTTGCGGCGCCTGTTATTGGTGAGGCGGCTTTTGGGACTACCCCCGGTGGATTCTTGGCCGACCTAGTTGGCCTAGGTGGTAGTAAGATTGCCGGGGGTGTCGGCGATGCGGCAATTGGGGCTCTACTTGGATTAGGTGGGCGTGATCCGTTGGGTGGGGTTCTAGCTGGTCTCGGCGGAAATCTCGCGCGGGGGGACATATTAGGTATGTTCGGCACAGGTTCCGCTCCGCAGCTATACGAATGGCCGGGGGAAGGATCGAATCTCGCCAGTGGCATTCCCCCGGTCCGACCCCCAGCCCCCGCTTCGCCACAAGGGTCCTGGATAGATCGTAATTCTGGATTGGTGGGCGCGGGTCTTGGTGCTCTGGCCCTGGCAGGGGCTGCTACACCTTCGTCGCCTCGCAATGACCAAATCAATAATCGTGGGGGTATGTCTCCAGGATTTAACAATCCGTTGGCCCCCGTGTCGTTTGATCGAACACAAATTAATCCCCGATTAAATTGGTACCGTATCGGTCGAGATCCTGGACCAATTATGTTCTTTGACGATCCAAGGGGTCAGTATACCCCAATGGCTAGAGGAGGGTCGGTTAATCCGTTAAAGCGCACAACCAGACCCACTACTACATCTGGGCGTCGGCGTCATTCTATCATGAATTCTGTGGCTCAATTGAGTCCGAGCAAGGGCGGCCAACCATACATTAGGGGTAGCGAAGGGGGTCAAGACGATACTCGCCTTATCGCGGCATCCCCAGGTGAATATGTTATGGATGCCACAACTGTAGCAGACCTAGGGGACGGTAACAGCGAAGCCGGGGCTCGTAAATTAGATCAAATGCGTAACAACATCGCTCGGCACAAGGGTCGCAAAAAGAGGGTGCCCGATGCGGCCAAGCGTCCCGAGGCATACCTGCGTTAATGGAGATACACGATGGCGGTAAGTGATTTCCTGTGGGGTGGAAATAGCCCATCCACTGTGACGGGGACTGCAACTACTGATCAGTTCTTTCCCGCTTGGTATACCGATTATGTAAAGGGCATTCTGTCCAAGGCCAACGCGGTAGTATCTTCTCCTTATCCGGCCTACCCCGGTCCAAGAGTAGCCGATCTCACTGCAGACGAGCAGAGCGGCCTAGCCGGGATAAGGTCTAACGTTGGCGCGGCGAACCCCGCCATCAATAGCGGTATAAGCATGGTGTCTCAAGCCGGGGCACCCGGTCTTAATCAGGATATATTTAATACTTATACGTCTCCCCACCTGACCGGTGTGGTTAACCGCATCGCTGAATTAGGGGGAAGAAACCTTTCGGAAAATCTTCTTCCATCAGTTAATGATACCTTTATTGGCGCGGGTCAGTTCGGGTCGGGTCGACACGCAGATTTTACTGGTCGTGCGGTAAGAGATGCCAATGAGTCCATATTGGGGCAGCAAGCACAAGCCCTGCAGGCTGGATTTGAAACTTCGTTGGACGCGTACAACGCGGCTCAAAACAGAGGGGTTCTTGCCGGAGAGAAACTCGGCGCTCTAGGTCAGATGAAGCAGGCTTCTGGCTTAACCGATTCTACCGCTCTGCTTAGTAGCGGGGCTCTTCAGCGAGAACTTTCACAACGCGGCATGGACCTGGGCTATGAAGAGTTCCTTAGGCAGGCTGAGTACCCAAAGACGCAGCTTGGGTTCCTTAGCTCGCTGTTGCGTGGAACTCCAGTTCCAACTAGCACCAGTCAGATTACGACTCAACAGCAATCTGGTGGAGTGAACCCCTTGGCAAGCCTTCTGGGCCTCGCGGCTGGAGCCACCGGTGTTAAGAAATTGTTCGAGTGATTGACATGATTGAAGACGAAGAAGACCCGATGTTTTCTGAAGAGGGTACGGGGTCGGCCCCCAGTAGGTCGTCTGGATTTCTAAGTATCGTGGGGCATAATTCACCCGCGTCTGGCGCGGCGAATACGCTTGACAACATTAACACCATGCGGCGTCAAGTTTATATGAACGCCATTCAACGGGGTATGTCCCGCTTATCCGACAATACCGATAAGGCCGCCGCGCTATTTGCGTTAGGATCGGGCCTGCTGTCTCCAACCAAATCGGGATCCCTCGGGGAAGCGCTTGGTCAGGGACTAGGGGCTTCGGCTCCATTCGTATCCAAGGTCGGAGCCGGACAACGCGAATCCCAGGACAGAATTGATCGTCTTACCCTGGGGGCAATTAACGCTGAGGCCCAAAATGCTCTAAGACTGGCGTCTCTTGGTGCAGGCGGTCGGTATGCCGAATTATTAAGAGCGGCTGGCATTCAGCCGGGTACCCCGGAAGCAGCCGCGTACATACAGGCATTAAGACGAGCGAGCGGCACCAACGTTAGCATAACTAATCGCGCGGAAACCGAGTATGGCCGTACTCGCGGAAGGGCCACTGGAGAGGCGGTTAATTCGGTCCTTGAAGCTGGACGCAACGCCCCCACCCTGTTGTCTCGGCTTGGAGCCCTTGAAACCGCTCTTGATCGAGCCGGGCCGACTGGCTTGGCAACCCCAGTACTACGAGATTTTACGCGTCTATTTAGCTCCTTCGGTGTTGAAGTCCCAAGCCTAAACAACATGGGGGCGATCGAGCAGGCATCCGCTCTTATAAATGCCATCACGATGGATATGCTTGGTGGTCGGCTTGGGGTTGGGGTGTCCAATGCTGACAGGTCATTCATTCAGGCCATGGCACCATCGATCAGTAATACCCCCGAAGGTAATAGGTTAATTATTGAAATTCTACGTGACTTCGCAAGACATGATCAACGTCGGGCCGAGCATGTCCGCCGTCTGGAAGCCCAATACGGGACTGATTTCCACGAGATAAGCCGACGCCTATCCGAATGGGACAGCCAAAACGAAAATGTTATAACGGACGCGCAGCGCAGACGGATAGACGCACTAACTAATCAAACACCCGCTTCTCCGGGTCAGACTGGACGGGTTGTACGTGGACAGTGGTCAGGGGCGTTGCCAGAGGGGGTGCCGCCGGGGTCAACTTATAGAGGCACTACTTCGACAGGCACAATTATATTCAGAGCCCCAGACGGCAGTTTTAAGGAAGTGACACCTGATGGCAACCGTTAGGGACATCACCCCGGAAGAGGCCGAACGTCTCTTATCCGAGGCTAAAAGTGGGGTCTCAGTTCCAACTGGACCCATGGATCCAAGCCCCGGACCTGTTGAACGAGCAACTACGGGCTTAGTCCGGGGGGCTACTCTAGGATTCGGGGCAGACGTACCCCCGGAGTCCGGGTCGGCGGAACGGTTGCAGCGTACCATACCGGAGGCCGTAGGCGGTACGGGCGTGTCGATGGCCGCGCTCCTGGCGCTGGCCGGTATGCCCGGTAGGGCAGGTCGGTGGGCACGTAGGATGGTAGCTACCGCGCGCCAGCACCCCGCGCGTACCGCCGTCGCGGCCGGCGGCGGTACCCTCGGAGCGGGGGTAGGGGCGGGTGTCCTGCCTGATATGGTCCCCGAGGAAGTTCCTTGGCATGAATATTCCGAACCAGTCGGAGCCATCATGGGGGGTATCGGGGGATCGCTGGCGTCCAGACCATTTACTAGCATTGGTACACAGCCGGGGTCTCATCGCCGGGTGGCCGACACGATCGTACGAGAAGCTAACCCATCCTTAGACCCCAATACAATTCCTCGATCGGTTGATGCAACAAGGTCCGAAGTTCAAAGGGTGCTAGGGCCTTCTGTTGACATTACAGCAGCCCAGGCGCTTAACAACCCTGGTCTGGCAAATGTAGAGAATGCTGCTCGAATCAGCCTGGGGGACGCATCACGCCTTGCTCGTGTGCGCCAAGGTCAAAGCGATGCCGCGTTAGCGGGCATCAGGGCTGGGACAGGGGCCGCCGATCCTGCTCAGGCATCTCAATCAGTCCGCAACATAGCCGCAGACAAAATACGTGAAGCGGCTACTGCGGCTCAAAGCGCCAGAGCAGCACTAGATGTTAATGAGCGCATTGTGGCTCCGAGATTGTCCCACAATGCCCGACTTATACTAAACCACGTAGACCCTGGAACTGCCAATACGGATATACCAGCGGTGGCACGTCGTATCGTGCGGGATCTGGACAGAAGCAAATCCGGTCTACATAACCGATATAGCGTGGATACGCTCATTAACTTCCGACGCGAACTTCAAAGGGAAATGAATAAGCCGGGTGCTACGGAGGCGTTGCGTGAGCGCTCGCAAATATTAATACGGGATATAGACGACGCGATACTAACCAATAGCCGATCTGGTGATCGGTATCAGGCTTTCATTAATGCCGACGATAATTTAAGTGTTATTAGTCAATCGTATGGCCCGGTGGCTAGGTCGGGCGGCAGTGATGTTGTAAATCAGTTCATAGACACTCCAACATCTTTCCGCGAATTACGGACCTTGATGGGGAATAACCCTCAGGCGATGGATGCCGCCCGTGACATACTCGAACATCGAATGATCCAATCGGTTGTTAATTCCCAGGGAGCGTTTGACCCGTCTCGGGCCAGATCGTTTGTGAATAACAAAAACAACATGGAACTAATTGAAGAGGCATTCGGAAAGGACCATGCTAATCGGGTACGCGCTATCACAAATATTATGTCTCGCTTGGACACGTCGTCCATGATCCCCCCAGGAGCCGCCGCTCCTAATTTACACGTACCCGGAAAGTGGGAAAATATAAACCGCGTATTTAGGCGTCCCCTCAATCCATACACGCCAATTGGTATGATACGCCATGCGGCTGGCGAGGCGATGAGGACTTTTCGTAAGACAGAGGAAGAAGTTCTTCAATCAATTCTGGCCGAAGCTATCACTAACCCGGATTTCTTGAAGGAACTAATGTCCAGGAGAGCGGCACAAGACGCCAATAAGGTCGGGCGACTTATCGGTATGATCGGGCCGCGCTTGGCTGGTCCAATAGCCGCCGCCGATGATATCAGTCAGCAGAGCTCAGATATCTCTCCACAATAACCCTGGACCCGAACTTATCCTGGTGGCGGTCGTTATCTAAATTATCCCCGATCCACCCTATTAAATCCCATACTGAATCTCGGTCCATGTCCCCGGCATGTACATATGTACCAATAAGATCGTTGCTTAATACTGCGGACAAAAACTCTCCTGGATGCTCCTTCATTCTTATATACTGACGCATCCGGTGCTGATAGATGGCAGGAAGAGTATCAAAATTTATCAAATAATCGTCCACGTCATATTTCCTTTCTAATGATTTTATCAATCATTCGCTCCGACATAACAAACCCCTTCGACACCGAGGGGCCACATCGTACTCGGCCTAGTTCAACTGATATGAATATGTAGCTTGACTCGGAGTTTTTACTCCATGGGTTGGTTAAAGCAGGCCGACCATTTATGTTTAAGGGATGGGAGCCGTAGTGCCCGGTTAACGATAGCCCCAACTGTATGAGCTTGTCAATTGATACGCGATTCATGGTGTGTCCTTTCGCACTCATCATACCGCATCGCGGCCACGGGGGCAAGACTCAGCGATAGCTTCTGACAAAATCGATGATATTATTGATTATATCGGTTTTTTGTTGTAGCGACTTGATAATGGCCCATTCTGCATCAGATGACACCAGATCGTAATAGGTTACCGGTAGAGTCTGTCCGAACCGATGGTTTCTGTCCTCGGCCTGACGGCGATCACCGAGGGCGTATGAGTTCTCAAAAAACACGGTAGTCGAACACGTGGTTTCCGGCTTAGACACGTCCCCCAACAAAGTATGGCCCGTACTGGTGACTGCCAGGGAACCTATCAGAACTCTACACTCAGGGTCGTTGTTAAATCGATTTATGTTTTCATTGTTATATTGTGATAAAGGGTCCCGATTGCCCCGAATACACGCCGACCCTTCAATCAAACCCGACAAGGCTCGGGTAGTCTCGTTGTAATACGTAAATACTATAGTCTTCCCCGGGGCATTATTTAGTATATCTATTAAAGCCTTGGTCTTAGGAACGTCCTTTATATCAAATAACCTTATGTCTCTACCCTGGTCGGTATCCCGTATGAACCCACTGGAGATTTGTTGTAACTTATTCATCCTCCCCATTATATTTTTAGTCTCAACTTCATCGATGCTTTCTGCGCTACTGAATCCTTCAATGTACACTATTAGATCGTCCATCATACTTTTGTAGTGCTTAAGCAACACGCCCTCCAGGTCGGTCTGAATAGTGATAGGCGGCAGCTTAGGTGGTAAATCCTTAGCCCATTCGGATTTTGTCGCTATGAAGAAACACTCAGCTATTACTTTGGCAAGACCCTCCGGGTCCTTAGGTTCCTTTAAGACAGTCTTGCCCATAAAGCCGCCGACTTTACAAAAATTGTTACGAAATACTATGGGGGAATCACGCATGCTTGAATGGACAAATCTAAGCTGGGGCCACCAGTCAAGAGGAACACGGGTCTGAGGGGTTCCGGTCAATGCCCTAGTAAAACTTGCGTAGGCCCTCAACATCAGCATCTTTTTTGCATATACCGACTTATAATTTTTAAACCAGTGGCTTTCATCACCAACTAGATAGAAGTCGTCCTTACTTCCGGCTTCAATGATAGCCCGATCGGCACCATACATCAAGGCTTCATAATTGACTATCCATAAGTACGGAGGTGACCCACTGGGTCTAGTCGGCCATAGAAATACAGGGTTCTTCCACCCCCATGTATCTGCCTGACCCGCCCAAGTCTTCATATTGTGCTTTGGACACACGACTACTATGAAATCTACCTTGTCCCGCAAATGTAAGTCTATGAATTCATTTAAGGCCGTGGCCGTCTTTCCTAGGCCGGGCTCCATCCCCCACCCATACCCGCGTCTTAAAAAAGACCGGCGCAGGGCCTCCACCTGGACCGCATAGGGGCGTCCCTTAAGGTGCCATCTGGTAGCGTCGCTCATTTATCAAAGGGTCCGCGTGCCGCCGGGTGCACCAAGGTGTTGCTTAGTCCATTACGATGATCCTCTATAAAATTAGACAACATACTCATCATGGACGGCAGATCCCATCGACCGAGCATGTTACGCTGGTCCATTTCTTTGATCAGCAACTCAGCACGTATACGAATTTCCTGTAGAATTTTTAATACAGACTGGTTGCCCATTTGAATCTCTGTAGCGAGGTACGCCAGCGCGTCCATAAAGTCAGCCAGTTTAACTATGTGCACTGATATCTCATTCGGCATTCCGGATGCCCGAATTTTTAATAATTCGTGTGCCCTATTCTTAAAATTTAAAAATTTTTTGTCGTCTGGATCAAGGTATTTCTTAGCCGGAGCGGGTATATCCCCCGTAACTATTTCCTCAGTGTCGTGGATTAAGGCCATACGGATAGCTTCATTTACAATCCATTCATGGTGACCCATACCGCGACCCAATAACATGGCGTACACCGCCACGTAATAGGAATGCTCGGCCACGCTTTGATCATTTACTCGCCGAAGTATGCCCCACCGTGGTACGAAGGACAACTCTCTCCATTCACGTGGTATCATGACTTATTCTTCCTTTCCTAGCTCATATTCTAAGTCCGATAGACGTAAACCGGTAAACTTTGAAAGCACCTTACTCCTCCATGCGGCCGACCCCTTAATAGATGCTGCCTCGGGTGTATCATAATACGCGGCTCGAATTGTAGTCCCCCGAAAATTTCGTTGATACACGTATTTCCCGTAATGCTTTAAATGCTGCCGTCCAGAAGGAAGATAACGGGTCACGTACCTTGGTAAAAGTCTTTTCTTTGATGCGTCTGAATTAAATGAATTTTGTGAAAAATTAATATCTCTAAGATTTATAGCTCGGTCGTCTGACCGATTTCTATTGATGTGATCAATAACACCAATGGGCCACGACCCCGTGTGTTTCCACCATATTAAATGCGATCTAGGTATAATAAGCCCCCGACCATTGTATCCCGCGGATTGAAGTCTAATGTCTATATATCCATTACGGTTCGTACCACGAATTTCTTCCCCGACCTTGTATTGAGATCCTGCTCGCGTCTTTTTACAAAAAATTTTACCTTCGTCGGGGCGAATGTCCAACCACTCATTAATTAAATGTTCTTTAGTAGTTTGGGTTCCCGCATTTCTAAGGGCTACAGTCATTAAAAATGCATAATTAGCCACATCATACAATTCAACTAATACATTAGGATCACGGGAATTACTTATGAATTGATCTCTGAACTCTTGTAATTCCCCAGTTAATAGGTTAATCATAGTTGGAATATCGCTTTCTTGGGGGGTTGATTTATGCGAATTCATATCTAATTTTCTCATCATACCTGCAAAGAATTCCCGCAGATGTTCTCGATATACCTGCATGCTAGGGGGAGTGGGAATTACTATGTTAGTCATCGGATTGGACCTCTCTTACCGAGCCAAGCAACCGCCTGATGAAATGACCCACAATCCTCCACATTAGGACCCCATGAGTATATCCTCTCGGGATAAATACCCTCTGCCTCTTCATCTTCTCCCATCCATTGAACCAACTCACATAGGTCATTGACGCTTTTTAGATAGTTAACAAAAGTTAGAAACACTATGTTAGGTCGGTTGAGCCAGAGCGCTTCCCGATACTGGTGTCTGGACCACGTGGCAATGCGACGTATACGCTTAGTAACAGTTGTCTTTTCTGGCACGATATCGTCGCCAAAATAACCCCAGGCGAGTTCTTCGGACCCCGGGTAGAAAGGGCCAGATGAATTAATTGAACCGTCGTCGTTTACTGTATTACCTACTCTGATGGGAAAAGTACGCACCACCATGCATACCGGCCCAAGAAACGACGGATGTATGCCGGCATCGTTGAGACCCGATCCCACCCAGCAATCGCGACTAGTAGTAAACGGATACATTCCTGAATGATTGATGCTTAAGCCGGTCCCTTGCGGAACCTCCACGATGACCGCGTGACCTATATCCATATGATGGTTTAGACTAATTTTGCCAACACTTGGAAGACGTGAAGACACCGACGGGTCTAAACCCTTGTATGCCTTTTCATAGTTTTTAAACGTCGGCGATCTTAGGATCTTACTGGCCAGAGCGGACCCGACTCCCTTCCCGGTGGACGCAATCTTATTGGGTCCAGCCGTACGTTCGTTATCGACGTCCGTATCAGCAATGGTGGCAGCAAAAGGACTCACCCATAAATTTTTTATAAAGTAATGATCAAATGTGCTGCCGCCATCAAGTGTATGCTGATTTCGTTCACGGATATACCCACTATGACTAGTTAATTCCTTCGATAAAGATTCAATATCAATTATAGCCCCCGCGTTAATGTATCCGATTGCTCTAAGCCCCACGCTGTGCGCGACTACGTAGGTAGTTGGCAGGTGATAACACACAAACTTTAAGCCATTCTCATACTGGGTTGTGTGTCCCGCCTGTGCTCCAGCATTAGTGGTGCAAATCAGGGTGCTGTCTGTGTTTGCAAAATCCGGTATGAATTCATGCGCCAACCAAGCGGCGGCCAGCCCCTTTGCCTCGGACCCGAACTGGCCGCCTACCAATACGGATGCCTTGCCCGGCACGATCCATTCTGTTTTTAACAGCTTGCTAGCCATCGGTTCTTCTCCTATCAGGGGCGATCGTCATTACCGAGCCGTCGTACCTCGTACTCGTACAGCATCATAAGACAGGCCGCTGCGTGCAGCAAGTGGCTGAGGCCACTTTCTGAATCCGGTCCACGTCGCATGTACCAGTCAAGCTGATGTCCAAATGATGCCCGATATAGCCGGCTCCAATTCATACCCTTTTCCCAATTCCTTTCCCCATACTTATCAGCGCCGTCCTTGAGAACCAAGGCAAGACCCTCAAGAAACAGCGGTGAAATTAAGTGATATGGGGTCTTGTTCGCGTCAAATTTAATAGCGCCCTCCGAACTTCTATCATCAATTCGAGAGTTGGCCACCCCTTCGGTAACCCAACGGGCGATATCGTCATCGATGTCGGAGTCAACCACTCTAGAGTGACCGGATGGGCAGCGCGGAGCATCCATGACTTGTCATCCTTCCATATGATGGTCCAAAAGGCCCATTGACCGGCATTAACCATGTCACGCAGGCATCTCTTTTGAGGATCAGTACCCGTCCAAGACACATCCCCGGTTCGAAGTAACTTTCCAATCTTAACTTCACTGAAATATTGACCTGCATCGGGGTGAGCGATGAAGATGTCTGGAAGACCTTGTATAAATGGATTGGACGACTTATGGCCGTACCCGTTATTTAACTTTATCGACTTAATTAGCATGGATTGGGCGTCGATCTCTTTCATTGGAGATAATGCTCCTCGTCGGGCCAAGTAGCCTCAGCCCAATTGTTCCCGTCACCATACTCAATCCCCATCGGTACCCGAAGTTCAACGGACTTACCGGGGCCGTAATCTACCATAAGCCGCATGGCCTCCTGCATTAATCGTCCACCTGCCTCGTCTTCCGGATATTCGAAATCGAGCGAATCATGAACATTGTTAAGAAGCCGACATAGATCGCCTTCTGATTCAAAATACTCGTCAATATCAACCATGGCTTTCTTAATGATGTCTGCGTTACCAGTCTGCAGCAGTCTGTTTACAGCCTTATAACTAAATTCTTTATAAATTCCGTCCACGTATCGAGGGGGTTCAAGTCGAACCCGTCTACCCAATAGACTGACGATATACCCGACAGCCCTCATTCTGGCCGATGCCTGTGCTTGTAATACCTTAACCTCTGGCATCGCCATGAAATACCGGTCGTAGATCTCATCACCCCGGTCTCCTAATTCAGACACAATCCTTCGTCGACCAGCCCCGGTTATTAATGACTGGTTTAAGGTCTTACCGGCCTGACGATCGATGCCCGCCTCTGCAGCGACTGCGCTATGCGCGTCAACAGGGGGGTCTGCCCAATACCCCTCCAGCAATACTCTAACCTTCCCATAATGGGCTAGGAGTCGCGGCTCACACTGAGAGTAATCGGCAGACCGCCACTTGTATCCTTGGGGAACATGAAATAACGCCCGAAGAATCTTTCCTAGTTCTTTGTTCCTCTTATGGGCCTGCTGTAAATTAGGGTTGGTGCACGATAGTCGGCCCGTAATGGTTCCAAAATCGTCGTCTCGAAGCTGATGATATATGGGGTGAACGTATCCGTTATGTAAGTGCCGGTCCCGGAGTGGCAGCAGGAATGAATTTAGCATATGACTAAACTTACGAGCGGTAATGATGATCCTACCCGGTTCATTCGTTTCAAGCCATTCCTTATTAAAGGACGGTTTACCCTTAGGAGTTCTGGGCCAATTGGTAATCCCATGCTTACGCATAAATTGTTCTACTTGCTTAGGCGACTTTTCATTAAAGTCACTCGGGAGGTGACCCCTGGCTTCCTCAAGCCGACGCTCCACCTCTACGATGGTGTCATGTAATTTTTCTTCGTTAACCAGAACTCCCCGGCGAGTCATCCGGTACAAGGTTCGCGTAAGACGCCTCTCAATATCGTGAATTTTAGCCATATCTTGTCGGTTAATTTCAGCGCGCTGAGCTTGGAGAAGTTGCCAAGTTGAAGTACCGTCGCCAACGGCATAATCAACACCGATTACGTCATCCCCGGCTAACCGCCAGAAATTTCCCATCTGATCCCTGGTGGGCTCGCCGCCAAATAAATTAGCCAAATGCTTGTAGAGATCTTCCCCTTTCTTTTCTTGGACGCCCATTTCAATGCAGCACGCCGACAGGCTGTACGACCGCGCATACTCGTTTAACATCGGCTGATTAACTGAAGTATCTTCCATTAGATTAACGCTTAAGTCCAACCCCTGACCACTGGCCATCATGGTATCGAACATTGCATTGTGGTATATGTTCCTGAGGGTTTTACCGCGTCGAGTCAATACTTTTTGGAGTTCTATCTCAAATGGGTGAATATCGTCCTTCTGTTCAGCATCCTTCAATCCGGGCCAATTGTTTAGATTAGCTCCCCCTCCATGCCTGACCGGCACATAATAAGAATCGTCTGGGCGTGGTCCAAACGTGAACACCCATCCGACGATGCTGTTCTTTCGCCAGTCCAGCCCGGAAGTTTCCACATCAATTACGGATTCCTGGGTAGACGAGTCGGCCAGCCGCTTGATTACTTCTTCAGCTGATTTATCAGGCGTCATCCCGCATCTCCGTCAGGCCGATCCAATCCGAACTTATCGCCTATCTTATAAATGATGGCCCATTGCTTAGGCGACAGTCTCATTTCGGATTTATAGGTATTATACCTAACTAACTGGTCCCTAATAAACCCATCCTCCCATTCAGTGAGCTTGCCCGCCTCATCATCAAGATAATCGAATATCGCCGACAGATACTCTTCCTGTTCGCTACTTAGAGTCAAAGTTAAGCCCTCCTGCTGCGCCGATCAGAGCATTCCCGATGCTCTTGGCTTCATCTTTAGACAAACATACCGTTATCCGTGTAAAATCACGTGTTCGAAAATCAATTAACACGTTAAAATTCTCACGTCGGACTTGAATGACAGTGAATTCCTCATCCGTTGAGAGCGTTATGGTAGCCATCGGGGTTGACCTCCTCCGGACGAATAAGATGAGGCGGGACCTGCGTTGACCCCGCCTTACCCTACTCAATTGTTAGTATTCGGACTTTTCATTGGGAGCAGCAGCCTGGGTATCTTCGGGCTGGAGATCCTCTTCCTTAATATTGATGCCCTGCTTCGAGAAGATATGATACCATTCCTGATACTTGTCGAATTCAGCCTGAGACTCTACGAATCCATCCATTTCGAATTTATAGTTATAGAAGGTCTGGCCTTGTCCGGTCTCCGTCACGCTGCGCATCTTAAGATAAATGCCGTACATCGGGGCGGCGGTCATCTTAAGCTTACCAAACAACTTTCGAGCCACCCGGATCGAGGCCCGTTGCATAGAGATGACGGCCGGTGGCAGATCCCCGGAATCAGGGAGACACACCACCAGATTATACATGTAAGTGCCCGCCGGAGGCGACTTGGGGTCATCGGGGTCGAACGTACCCCATTCCAGAAGACGGGACTCGTCAACACTACCCCGTGTGGCCCACTTCACGGTCTTGGTATTCTTGTTGATCGGGACTTCAAACACGGCGTTGGAAGGGGTCCACCGCTGCAGGTCATCCGACCGTGCCAGGATGCCCCCTCCCGCCTCACGCGGACGCCACAGGATCGCGCGGGCGTCCGAGAAGATGCCGACCACGCGTACCTCCTTACCCAGATCTCTCTCGGCCAGTGTGTGCCAATAATGACCCGGTGTAATTCCGTGCTCTGCAACCTGTGGGCTAGTTGCCTGGGTAAGTCGAATAAATGGAAGAGCGATGTCGCGGGACTGTAACTTTTCTGTACCTTGTCCGGCGTATTTCTTCATAAAGTCGGGAACTGCTGGAACGGACCCTGACACTGGTGCTACCTCAGTGGACTCACGCTTAGCCATGGGGTTCTCCTATGCCTTTATCGACACCATGCTATCACATCCGGTACCCGGTGTCAAATGTACCGGTGTGGTTCCTTACAAAAGACTGATGACCTCAGACTTGGTTATCGATCTTATATTTATTTCCGTCGCTCGGTTAATGGTAAACATGTCATTAACGTCCACCACATTGATACCAACGTCAAACTTTCGTCGATCCAATTCATGAATAATGTTATTGGCGCTCTCTATCAGGACCTTAAGCCGTTCGGCCAGATCCTTGTCAGTGCAGTTCATCAGATACTCGTTTATACCGCCACTCATTACCTCACCTTTGTCTTGGACACACCCGGTACAAGCGCGACATTAAATAGCTCATCAGGTAATTCCTTACCCGCTTCAAGAGTTTCCCGAGCAAGCTTTGACAGGGACGATGAATTAACAGTCTCGATGATGATGCTTCCCATACCGTTATTTCGAAGCCACTCATACGCGGCCTCTCGCTGACCTTCGCGAAATCCGGCATACACATTCATACTCACTGTAACCCGGTATCCGGATTCAGTGGTCAGGGTCTTAACCTTGTCGCGCGCAAAAGCCTCAGGAATTCGAACTGTCTTGGTAAGCTCGATCTCTTCCTTGAGGGGCTTAAGGATTCCGGTGATGACTTCAAATCGGTCTACCAGACCGGCGTATGCGTCGGCCAGACTGGCCGAATCAGTCTTCTCCCGGATCGTAGAAACTTCCTTGGCTACCCATGATTCCAAGGATTGAGTTAGACTTTGCCTTGGGGGCATCACGATCTCCTATCATTTGGTTTCGTACACGGATTATAACGGGGTAGTATTCCCCCGCCTTCGCGTCAAACTTTAGGAATCTTACGCGTTCAACCGCCATCCCAGATGCCAGAATTCCGGCATATGCGATTGCTATCGGATCACCAGTCAGGGCTATCCAATCTCGGCCAGCCCGATACCGATAATCCACCAGCACATCATACATCTTGTCCAGATGGGCTTCGACCGCCAACTCTGACCAGTCGGGGAAGATAGAACGGGTAGACATCGGCACGATCTCTCCGAATCTTTTAAGACCGTCGAGATCGTGCTTATGCGTCTTGCACGCTACAAACACTCGGGAGTCTGGATAGACCCCTATGGGGGTGTCTGCAACGCTCATGGCCGTATCAGGCGTTCTGATTGTGGACAGTCTTGCCAAGGACCACCATCTTGCCCTGGGACTTGAACTTGCCCCTAAGTGCATTTCCAGCATTCATACGCTGCATGCCGGGATTAAGATGATCCCAACGCCACTCGATGCCGTTTTCAGTCAGGATGGACCGAACCTCGGGGAGCGTAAGCCCGCGCAGGGCCTCTGCTACCTCGTCGGCATTATCCACTGCGCGCCGACCAGAAACGGTCTTGACGTCATGTGTGACGTAATTGTACCGGCTACGATCAATGGTAACCTTCCCGGAGTCCGCCCCATTAGAGCGAACCCGGGGGGCCGAGGTGGCCTTAACCGGAACAGTGACTTTGGAAGCCTTGGCGGCCTTAACCGGAGCGGCAGCCTTGGTGGGGGTGGTGGAAGTCTTTCGCTTAGCCATGTAAACCTCAATCCATTCCTATGGGTTAATGTTTCAGCCTTTTATCAAGGCAGACGCACTCTAGCACATCTTGACGTCCGAGGCAATATATTCGACTGCCTTTACCGACACCCTCCTCTCTGGCACCCCCTTTTTTACAGCGTTTAACCTAGCGATAGCCTCGGCCGAACTTTCAGATAGAGCGGAAACGTGATCAACGTACCGAGCCCCCACTTTCTTATTCCCTAGAGTGTCATCGGGCTTGATCACGACGCTGACGGCGTACCGCTTATATGCGTTAGTCTTCATCGGTCTTCCCCCATGACAAGACGTCGGTGGTCATAAATATGTACCCAATATTTCCATGCGTATCCTCGTAATGCCGGTCCAGCAGCGCCATGAGCACCGAACGCTTGGCATTACGATCCATACCGTCAGTCATCTCCTTAAACACGCTATACATGGAATCGGAGGCCAATGACACTACCTGGGCCATCGGGTCGCTGCTAGCCTTTGATATGTCATAACTAGTACGCGTCATGCCTGTCCACATTCCGTCATATACCAGATAGTGGGCGGGTAATGTGAGTCTTTCTTACTTACTGTCTTACAGTACTCCGCTGCTTCTTCTCTGGTGTCAAAGAATCCCAAAACCTTCCATCGACGTGTCTTGTGCGCCCATATTAATACTGCGTACATCATGACACATATTCTCTTTCATTTACGATTCTAACTGGTTTCGGATTTGTGATGCGATGAATCGCTTCCCTTAACACATCAATCTTGCACTCCACGAGGCTATTATGTGTGCCTGATGTACGAAGAATCTTTTTTTGCTCATTAATCATGGATTGAAGCTCGATCACCGCCACGGCGGCGCTGACATTTTTTAGGCTCTTTAGGTCAATACTCACGCGCATCTCCTCGTCTGTCTCTCCATGATATCACGATAGGCGTCTGTGGGAAAGATATGGGTAGACGTTAGTAAGTATGCGGTCGAGCCACGGCCCGTTCCAACGCCATCAGTCCTTGCTGAAAATGAGTACTTGCAATAGAAGCCCATCTGGGGTCCGCATTAGGATCGTTATGAATCGTCTTAACATGATCATTTATTAGCATACCTAATTTACGTATTGAATTGATTAGGCTGACCTCGACGGGCGAAAGGGGGCGATCCCCCATGATACCTTCATAATCTGTTGTCATCGGTCGTATCTCCTGGTATGCTCTCCGTGGCCGCGAGAGGCACGGGGAGAGGGTATGGGTACGTCCCGCTATATCTATAGCGGCCTGCCTATCTAGCCCTACGGGCTACTCAGCGCCCGGCCGGGGCGGTATATGTGGCCGGGTACCGCGTAGCGACGACACCCGGCCAAGTTAGACGTCCATCTCGGGCGGACGCCATGACACGGCTTCCCTGTTCCGGGGAGGAAACGGAGGTGTTTGCCGTGTGCATCTCAAACATTAGTTAATGTCAATCCGCCATGTGAACCGTCCGCGTCACGTACGGTCGGACGAGTTCATTAAGATCCTCGGGCGAGTGATCCAGCCAGTCCGGGCCGTAGATGAGATATTTGCCATCCTCATCCTTCCAGACGGTCAGCTTGACTGATCTTCCGCGAATATAATCCGCGCGTACAGCCAATTCCCCTGGTTTATTGCTGTCTTGGAGTACGGAGTTGATCTCCTCCTCAGTAATCGGTCCGGGCTTGTGGTGCAGATATCCCATTCCCTGGGGGTTACTCATATCGAATGCCCTGGAAACCAGCGCGCGAAGGTCGGTATCAGCACGCAGGATAAACATGATCCTATCAGTCATTGGTGCTCTCCCAGCTTTTCTTGCCATGCGTAGAAGTCCTGACCCTTAGCCACCATCTTGCTTTTTATACGATGTCTACGAGCACCTTCCACGACATTCCTTTTCACCCTCTCTGGGTCTAGCGCCCTATTTATATTACAGGAGTTGACTCCCAATTCTTTCTCTATTTCCGCGTATGTTGCCCCGCGAGACCTGAGGTCTCTGATCTGTTGCTTGAGTCCCTCAGTGAGGATTGCCATGTCACAGATCTCCGAATGTGGGAGCCGAAGCCGTGGTATGAAAATGGGCAAGGGTTACGCCGTCGCTCTGACGGACCACGGTCACGGCCACATCCCAAAACTTTCCTTCGCGTGACCGCACAAGCTGGCCGCACATGCGGTCATGTTGCTCTGCGGTAATCTCTCCCTTGCGGAGGGCACTGTCGATGTCCCTAATCTTCGGCGGGACCGAGAACACACGCACCTGCGTGGTGGGGGTTAAGGCATTGTTATCGGCCATCACTGGTCTCCTCTCCATCCGATCCCACATCATACCACACATGCGCGCACTAGGCAAGATCCTTTGTTAATTAGTCTCAACGCTGCCCAAGTACTTCTGTCAATTCATGCGGGTGGTTTACAATATGATCAGCCATTAGATACATCAGATCCGGTTCAAAGTTATTGTTTAGCATAATTATGAGACGCTTTCCTCTACCCTTACAATAACCTGCCTCTAAATGGGCTGACCTGCCGCACGGAAGAAGTAGTACACATGTATCAGCCCATTCCATACCTCTAAGATCAGCCAAATACCCATGACTACATTCTGGTCGGTACAATAAATTTGATAAATATTGACCGGAACTCCAAGTGTTCCAATCTACGTCTATACTGCTCCATGAAAATCCCCGATTACGGCAAGGTGGATTTCTAAAATCGTACACCTCGTGACCCTCACCCATTAGCCGTTGAAGTATTTGGGGTTGATCATTGTTCTTCCACGACGATGCCAGATATATCTTTGCCATTCTTATCTCTCCTCTTGCAGTTTTCTTTACGGGTGGTAACTTCTAGATGTTCCGGATTCACACACATCCGATTCTTGCACGTGTGATCTAGGTGCTTTCTGCTTGACACGTACCCATGATGACACACATACATTACTCTATGCACCGCCACTGTGTGGCCTTCCAGCGACATTCTAGGATACCCGCCGCCCCTTCCGTTACCAGAGTGGGGTCCACCCCATACCCAGCAGTTGTTTTGGTTCACTGTGATGCGCTTCTTAATTGATTCAATGATTCTTTCCCGACGGTCTGAAGGTCGGGACACAGGGCGCGGCTTCATCATCCACTCGATCGGCAGCGTCCCGCTCTCATCGTGCTCAACGGCAAGGCGCGCGTCAGTCATGCCCGTCCTCCTGTCGTCTCAATCGGTTCCCAGCCGCGATCCGTGCGACCGAAGCACACCACGTCGCCGTGTTTCCACCCGTGCAGCGACGGCACTAGCTTGTCGCTGCCGAACCGCTGCGCGATCAGCAGCCGATCCTCATCGCTGCGCTGGGCGACGGTGACGTTCGAAATCCGACCGTGCCATGTGCCGTCCGCCTCAATCGCGACAACGACAACCCACGGGGTTTCACCCGGCAGGCTCACCTTCACGATTTCGCCGACGCGTGGTGCGTCACCGCTCATCCTACCTCCCTTCGACGCGTGGTGCGTCACCGCTCATCCTACCTCCCTTCGACGCGCATCGGCAACGTTCAGCCCATCCGCGCCAATACTCTGCTATTGCGGCCTCGGCAGTCTCCACTTTGCCGTGGTTGATCCACCACCGTACGTTTGTGATTAACACCTGCGCCTCACGCAGTTCATTGAACTTGTCGAGCGCGTCAGTCATCGGACTGCTCCTTCTCTAGTGCCGCATCTTCCACACACTCAGCCACGGTTTGCGTGCTCGCCGCACCAGTCCGAACGCGAGGTCTCAGGCCACAACTCATGTCCCCCGTGCGTTAGAGATGCTCTATCCCAAGCGCGGACAGGCGGCTTGACACGACACAACCCGACGTAAGGAGGGTCTGCGCGAACGCCGCGCCCGCTCGAATCCCACCACCGACACGAGGCGCAGGTCGGGTGCTCGGTCATGACTCGGGCTCCTCGGCAATGGTATCTGGCTTCGCAGCGTCACTCATCGCTCTTCTCCTCCTGCGGCGGCGAGCACGTGCCATCCTTCGGTGTGCGATCCTTCGATCTCGTCGCTAGCGCGATTTCCTCCACGCGCTCGGCGAGCGTGAGCAGGATAGCGGCCTCTGTCGCGAAGCCGCCCCGCGCGAGCCGGTGTGCGATCTGACAGAGTTGCGTCGCGATCGCGTGCAGTTGCGCGGGGCGGAGCGTCGTGGTCACGGCATCACGCCGTTACGCCAGACGGCGGCGGGCGCGGGGGCGGGCTGCGCCGCTGTGGCCACGGGCTGCGCGGCGGGAGTGGCGGCGGCCGGTGCCAGTGCCTCGCGCACGCTCGCGAGCGACATGATCAGCGCGCGCGCCGTCTCCACATCGCCGAGCGTGCCGAGCAGCCGCGCGGCCTCGCGCACCTGGCATTCACGCTCGATCGTGCTCTCACCGAAGCCGCCGGCCGCCGGGCCGATGCCGATCGACACGCTGCGCGACGCGCCGACGCACGGACCGGAGGCAGCAGCCATCAGGCCTGGAGGGATCGTGGCGTAGGTTCGCACGGTGTTGCCGCCGATGTTGAGGCTCGGCGCGCCGACGCTGATGTTGCCGACACTGCCGCCAGCGCCACCACCAGCAACCGCTGCAGCGTGTCCGCCCTGGCCGATACCGACTGCGCTCGACTTCGCCGATGCCGCAGCGGCGGCAGACGCGGACGCCGAGGCGTTGGACGTGCCACCCTGGAACGGCGGCGGGTTGGGCTGCGTCGCAAGCGCGGCGGTCGTCGGCAGCGCAAGGGCAAGGGCGGAAGCGAGAAGGATAAGTCGCGTCATAAGCGTACTCCTGTGGGTTGAATTGGGCGTCCTAGATATCATACCACACATGGCCCCGTCGAGCAATAGGTGCCATATGATTGTCAATCCTCTACATAAGTTGTAAAAACGTCATGTAAGGTTCTCGCATGTTGAACTAAGAAATACCGGATTTCCTCCTTAGCCATGCCGTTCCAGCAATCCGTGTGTTGAAGAAGCCGCTGGTAACGGGTAACCTCCTCCTTGTCATCGAACTCTTGGCCGCCGACGGCCACGTAGATAGTCTTGATTTCGTTTTCGGTCATCGGCTCGGTTCCTTCTTCTCACATCTTGCTTCCTGGGCGTATTCGGATGCCAGGACCACGGCCAGTGCCCGCTGGCACATGAACTCCGACTCAAAGGTGTAGCGGAGTTCTCGCGGGTCGCCGAAGGCGGAGGTGGTCCAGAGGATAATTAGGATGTAGGTCATGACGGGGCCTCCTCGGCTCTGGCGCGCAGCGC